TTATTATACATTGATTTCCGTCTCTGTCAAAGAATTCGGCAACTACATGACTAGGACGTCTAAGTTTAAAAAACAAGCCAGGAAAACTTAAACAACCTTCTTCGCCTAATTCTTCTTCTGGATCTGTAACTATAATTTTTGGATTGAACAGAGCGAATGGAGTGTATACTCCTTGAAGATTAGAAGTCTTCATTACAAAAACTCTGGCTTCTACACCTACTTGATTAGCGGATAATCCAAGTCCAAATTCTTTATCCATTAAAATTATCATTTGCTCTTCTAATTCTTTTGGATCCATTATTGGATTAGTAAAATCAAATTCTGGTAGTGCTTTGTCTAATATTGGGTTAGGATGAGTGATTAATTTCAGCATAAACGGTTTCTAATTTTTTAATAAGTGTCGGGTCAGTCACAGCTGGTATTTTCACACTAATAATAATAACTAATGCGCCGGAACGTTGAGAATTTATGTTTCTAAATCCTCTACCATTACTAGCAAATTCCGTACCGTGCTGTACGCCTGGTCTAATTGTGATTGGCATCACTGTGTCGTCTAAACAGGTTATCTGTTTTACACAGCCAGTCATGGCTTCTAATGCTGTTATTTCTAAAACTTTACAAAGGTCGTCGCCACGTCGATCCCATTCATTGTGTGTTTCCACCATTACAGTAACATTTAAATCGCCAGCCTGTAATCTAGGATTCGAATCATCTCCTAGTCCACCGTAGCGTATAGTTTGTCCTGATTGTATTCCTGGCGGCACGTCAATTACCACAGTTTTAGATTTGCCCGATGGTGTTGGGTATCTCGCTTCGATTTGTGTACCTATATAACTTTGTTTAAAAGTTATGGTAATTCGTATGCTTAGATCTCGATTTTTCTTTCTAGCATGTTGAGCAAATCCATGGCCAAAATGAAAACTAAACATGTCGTTAAAGTTTGGAAAACCTTGGCCAGGCATGCCGCCAAACGGATTACCAAATCCTTTTAGTTCAGCATCGTAGTAAGATCGTTTGTCGGGATCGCTTAGTGTGTCGTAAGCTTGTGATATTTCTTGGAATTTTTGATTGTCGCCGCCACGATCAGGATGATGTGTCATGGCCAGTTTTTTGTAGGCCTTTTTGATATCATCCTGATGTGCGTCTTCTTTTACTCCGAGTATGTCATAGTAATTCATACATATAATTATACACGGAGTTCACTCTCCGGTCAATCTAATGGCGGAAGGTCTTCATCCAATGGCGGACGACTTGGCATAGGTTTAGCCATTACTGGCATGTCACCTGCTGCCATTGGTGCTGCTGCCATTGGTGCTGCTCCCATAGCAGCAACTGGTCTAGGTGTAATCGAAGGACTAGGACTAGGAGCACTAGGTGGTGGTGGTTTATTAGCTGCCTCAATAGCTTTGGCTCTTAGATCTTTATCGTCACCAGCTAACATGATACCCGAAAGTGTACCAGTTAAGAATGTAGCGATTGGAATAATAAGTTCGAAAAACTTGTTATCTACCGGACTCATTCCGTTCATTGGTTGTGTAACAAAAATTAAGCTGTATAGTACAACAAAAACAATACCAAATAGTGTTAATCCTAGCACAATACCTATAAAAAATTTTAGTCTAGCATTAAGCTCTTCTGTAGTATATCTAGGACCGTCCCATAGTTCTTTAATCATTTACATCCTCCTTTACTTGGCGCTGGTACATATTCAGCGTGACCTCTTTCATTTATCGTTAAATTTTTTTTTTCATAGTTAGTAAGATCTTCTGGACAAGTACCATTAGCACTACAGTAAGGTTTCTTACACATTTTTTCTTCCCAGTTATCTGGATCTTGACAAGGATATCTGTAACGCTCTTCGCATCCAGTTAACACAAGTATTGATAATAGTAATGCCCATTTCAAGTTCATAAACGCTCCTTCATAGAACTATTAATATGCTAGTATTTATCGATTTTGGCTACTTTAGCTCGTCCGCTATTTTTTTCTGTTCTTTGTACCATTCTTGCCAAGCTTCATACTTAATTTTCAGCTCGTAGTACAATTTAGAATTTTCATTTGTTGTACTAATAATATCGGACATTTCTATCTTTTTATCTTTTGGTAAAGTGTTTAAATTTTTAGCAGGAGTCATTAATGACGGCGGCGCCTCTGGAAACTTCATAGTAACTGGCACCACAGTTGAACAGCCCGCTAGTAGTAATGATAAAATTAAAATAGATCTCATTTTGTTTCCTCCTGTTGTAATTGTTCAGGATTGGTAACAGACTTATTGAACATTTCTATAGCGTCAGGGCTTACATCACAGTTAGCATTAATCAACTTTTCCTTTTCTACGATTTCTTTCTTTATTACTTCTTTCACAACTTCTACAGTTTTAATCTTTGTGATTACTTTTGTCTCTATAACTTTTACCACTTCTGCTTGGCGACCTTCTAGCTCTTGTACTTTTCTTTCCATTTCGGCTACACGTTCTCTCCAGATTTTTTCTACGCCGTATCCTCCAGCATAGAAAGCACCAACACCGTAGAGTATTACACCTACTAATTCTAATGGTAGTTTATAACTTTTTATAAAAGGAATCCAACTAACTAATTTACTCAATATATACAGTGTTACGCCTAGTGCTACAATAGCGTAAGTAATAAATTCTATCCAGCTCTCAGGTAATAAACTTAGCATCCACCACATTATATTTTCTCCAGTACTACAGCATAATTTTCATTCTCGAATATAAAATTATTTCCAATTTTATTGATATTGTAGTTGCCTATGTATTTGGTAAGGAATAAAATTTCAGCCATGTCCTTACTCTCTATCATTATCTTACCTTCTGTAACATTGTACATTGATGATCGTTCACCAAAATCTCTAATCCTCATACGTAAAGGCTCTGCGTATTTTTTTTGAAATATAAGGTCATTATTATCAATATGTAGGCTTTCTAGATAACTTCGACCAAAGAAGTTTGAAAAGTTGTTTAATCTATTTTCTTTAATAGATATTTCGTAGTCGTCTTTGTTAGTAGGAATAGTTTCTCTAAGACTTTCTTCATTTACATCTAAGCTATTGAATATCGCAAAGTTTACCTACGCCATCTAGCAATTCCATAATTTGTTCAGGCACACGTTTGGTTCTTTCCATCTCAACAAACACTTTGTATTTGCCATCATTTAATTCGCCTGGTGTTGCGTCTGCATCTAAAATAAACTCGTAACCTCTTTCACAAAAGTTAACTAGATCGTCAGCAGGCTCTTTTTGCTCTACTGTAAAAGACACAACAACTATATCTTTATCAGATCCCATTTTGCTAGCATAGCTGTCTACTTCAAAAATATTATCTACTAGCATACGTAAGTCGCCTGCTAGTAATTCTTCATTAAGCTGCTGGGGCACTTGGCGCTCCTCCCATAGGTGCTGCTGGTGCTGCTGGTGCCATTCCAGCGGCCATAGTGTCGGCTGGTTGTGCTGGGGCAGCATCTACTTTCTGTGTTCTACCAATTCCTAGGTCTTCACGCATACGATTCATATATCCGTTGAATGTATCTTCAACTAATTTTTTTGGCATACAAATTTCTACAAGCCATACTGGTGTTCTGTCTAATTTACCTTTTCTAGTTCCTGGTCTAAAATCATCCGGACCTTCAACTTTTCTAGGTTGTATTAAATGTGTTCTTTCATACTTAATTTTACATCCATAATCTAGCAGTCTTTTTGCTGCCATAGGATCTGGCATTTGTTCACGAGGCCACATAAAACTAGCTGAGATCCAATGGCGATCTATAATGGGTCCTTCAGCTAATTCACCGTCGCGCCAATTCTTATATACATACATGTCCATTTCGTCCAACACACGTTCGAAATCTTTAAGTGCGCCCAGACTGCTGTTATTGCTGTAAATGGCTTCGGTATTTTGAATAATTTCTATGATATCTCTCATTGTTATTCCTAGAAAGTGCTATACTTATTTATCGGGTTTTGAATCATATACTATTAGTTTAATTTAGATTGTCTGTGTTAAATAAGTTTGTAGGACCTCTGTAGTTACTGGGCGGTCGCTACAAGTCCTGCTTTACTTAAAGTGGGAGAACTTAATGAGTAAAAGAGTGAAAAAACGCTTTACTTCAGACGTAAATGTAATTGATTTTCAACCATACCTTCCTAATAAGAAGCTGCGTTTGCTGCTTCATCCTCGAAACAAGCACCAAGAATTATACCTTAACAGGCTAAATGATGATACTAAAAACATAGTTTTTGCTATCGGCCCAGCAGGTACGGGTAAAACTCTGCTAGCTGTACAGACGGGTATTAAGCAATATCAGGAAGGCAAAGTTGATAAGATTATAGTTACTAGACCCGCCGTTTCCGTTGATGAAGATCTAGGATTTTTGCCAGGTGACCTTAATGAAAAGATGGCACCATGGACTCGTCCTATTTTTGATGTTTTAGGAGAATATTATAGTCAAAAAGATATAGAAAACATGCTCTATGAGAAAGTCGTAGAGATCAGCCCATTAGCCTATATGCGTGGCCGTACTTTTAAAAACGCATACGTTATTGCCGATGAAATGCAAAACGCCACACAGAATCAAATGAAAATGTTGCTTACTAGACTTGGTGAAAACAGTAAGATGGTTGTAACTGGTGATCTAGCACAAGCAGACAGATTAAAAGACAATGGTCTTATTAATTTTATAGAAAGGATTGAACAGCACAAAAAACTAGAACGAATAGATGTTGTAAGATTCGATAGCTCTGATATTGAAAGACATGACGCAGTGAAAGAAGTGCTAGAAATATACGGAGACTAAAAATAGGGGAGTCAATCCCCTATTTTCTCTACCGGTATTCCCGACCGAAGTAGAAAATCAATTCCTGAGCTATCGCGGTAGTCTTGAGAATAAAACACGCGACTAATGCCAGACTGATAAATGAGTTTGGAGCATTCAAGACAAGGGCTGTGTGTGATAAAAATATCAGCACCGGCGCCACTGTTATGACTACGAGCCAATTTACTAATTGCGTTTGATTCTGCATGTAATACCTCTGATTTAGTTTTTAAATTATAAAGCCTACCGTCACTGTCTTTATATTGCCATTCGTTAGCATCAACAGTCCATTCGTTAGCATATACCTTATTTTCGCAGTTGTTGTCCCATCCTGAAGGCATACCGTTGTATCCATAACTGATCACTGTGTCATCCTTGACAATTACTGCTCCTACTTGTAACCGACGAGCATAACTGAGCTGCGATAATCTCTTGGCCCAGTCCATATATAAATTAATAAATTTTTGTTTCATGTTACAGGATTTCCATTTTCATCTACTTCTATCCAAGTATAATCGCCTAACCATTTTACCCTGCCCATATAATCGTAATGTTCCGGAGCTCCGGTAGTCCAGTCTTTGGGGCCTTGATGACATAGTCTAGTTCTGTTGATTTTGTGATCAAAAGCTATCCAATATATTTGATTATGATAAACTTGAAATTGATATTCGGCAGCATGTACAGCATCAGTTATTTCTATTCTACGTTTAATCTGATCTGCTTGTTTTTGCATCACACGAACCACTTCCATAATGCGCTCATATTCTTGTTGAGCATGTAGCCTAGCTACATTAAGCATTATGTCTTTTTGTTTAGTAACTGGAACTAGGTCAAACTTTGGAGCTCCTATCTCCATAGGATAGGTTAAACTGTTGCGTCGCTCTGGATCCTTAGGATCTAGTTCCATTACAGTCTAGCAAGTCCGATTAGAGTAGCTGATAAATTTATTTCAGGATCTATAACCAAAGCATGATCTACTAGGCCTTTTTTAATAATTAGAATAGCCTGATCTTGTTGAGCATCGTCACCAAACAAAGCAACATTATCATACAGCCAACGATACACTCCTTCGACTTCTTCTGGACGAATTTGACTACAGATTAGTTTTCTTGCTTCACTAATCTTTCTTGCTTTAAAAAGACTGACCATGTCAATTTTCCAATCAGGTTGCCCACTGTCAGCTTTATCTGGACTATGAAGTGTAGCATCTCTACTGTTCATTTGTACAGTATTAATACATTTACGCAAGTCTGGATATGTTGCCTTTACGAACGTGTCCAGCGTGTCCAAGTCGAAATCAACTTCTTCGCTAACAAGTATTGTAGCAACACGAGCGGTAAACTCAGTAATATCCGTTCGTTCAATGTGAAATCCTTGACATCGTGAATGTAAAGCAGGGATAATGCGATTAGGGTAGTTACAGGTGAGGATAAAACGAGCAGTCTCGTGATATTCTTCCATAACTCCACGGAGAGCAGCCTGCGCATTAGGACTAAGATAATCAGCTTCATCTAATAATACCACCTTAAAATTTCCAAAAGGAATCATTTGTACAAAGTTTACAATTTTGTCTCTTACATCTTCTACACTGTTAGTACGACTAGCATTTATTTCAAGTACATCTAAATCGTTAATATCAAGTTCATTAAACAGTATTTTAGCTAGAGTAGTTTTACCAATGCCAGCATTACCACTGAAAAGCAAATGTGGAATACTACTTTCCTTAACCCAGTTTTGTATTTGCTCTTTTTGTCGCTGATCTCTAAACACATAACCATCTAGCGTTTTAGGTCTATACTTTTCAACCCATAGTTCTTTCATATAATTTTTCCTAGTATTTTATAAATTAAGTCTGATAATATTTTTTCATAATCCTGACCCAATCTTTTTTTATCATAAATTTCTGATAGTTCATCAGTTATAGAATCATCACAGACTACGCCTCTATTTTTTAATTCTTCTAATAGTTCTTCGTCTGTAAAATCCTCTAAGTCTATATGAATATCTACTTCTTTGTAAACAATTTTACTAGTCATTGCTCACCTTTAAAGGTTCTCCTATTTGATGTAATCTGTCTGCACAATTTCTAATATCTTCGCTTATTTGACATATACCAAGTTGTACTTCAACTGCTCTAGCAATGTCATGTAATGCAATAACAAGTTCAGAATAATCGTTCATTTAGTACTCCTTTCAGATATTATAGAGAAAATAATAGGGCCAGTCAAGGCCCTTTGATTAGATATACGGTGTAAGATCTGGTGGTGTCCAACCTTCTGGTTTAAGAACTTTACCGTCCTCGCGTTTTCGAACTTTGCCTGTATCTGGATCAATTTTAGCCATGTTAGTGCGCATGACTTCGTTCCAGGCACCTTCACTGTCTGCGCCCATGCTATGGATAGCACCAATAGTAACTACTAAGATATCAATTAACGCATCTAATGTTTCGACTTTATCATTAGCAATAATTGCGTCTTGAAGTTCATTCATTTCTTCGTCGATGAGGTCTAAATACATGTTAACTTGATCTTTGTTGAAATCTTCAACAGTTTGATCACATGCTTTCATAAAGGTTTCTTGATCTTTAAAAGGATTGGTCATATAAACTTTCGTAAACGTATTGTAGTTCTGGATAGACTTCTACAAATTTAGTGTTTCTTTTTCTATCTAATGCTGTAATTGCCCGTATAAAACTATTCTTAAATATAGCATAATCATATTCATGATTCAAGAGTTCTAAACAATTTTGAAGATTTAAGTACCAATCTTTATACATTTTAGGCCTTACAACTTTCTTACCTGTTTCTATTAGCGACGTTTCTAGTTTTGCCTTAGACTCGATGTTAAATCCAAGATTTTGAAAATTCCATATTTCTGGGCTGTGTACATAATTAAAACTAGGATAGGCATGTTTGAGTATACCTGTGTTATCATACCAATCAAATAATTCTTTTAAGGTTAAGGCATTGAACAAAGTCACGCTAGTATCTATACTTGTTTCGATACCGGCATCAATAAATCTCCAAAAGTTTTCCAACCACTTTTCTTCATTATAGCCATAACGAAAATATTCTCCACGAGCTCCGTAGTGATCATGACTCATAACAATTTGACATTTGCCCTGCCATTTTGTTAGATAGTCATCGACAACATCTACGTTTTTATAAGTTCTTATACTACCGTTAGTGTGAAACCATAACTTAATGTTTTTATGGTTAGGATGTTTAAGTAGTTCTTCAATTAATGTAAAAGTCTCAGGCTGTAAAAAAGGTTCACCGCCGTTAAAATGAATTTCCTCTAAGCTATTAGAATTTTGTAAAATAAAATCTAATTTACTTTGATTGTCTGAATTAGCGGGCTCTTTGTATTTTTCAAAGGTGCTACGATCATCTTTATTCAACCAGATACTAAACACATCTTTGTAATTATTAGATATAGTGCTGCTTAACCAAGGTGTGCAATGTATACATGAAAAGTTACATTTGTTAGACCATATTAGATCTACAAATTTAAGATTTTGTTTTAATACTGTGCCGTCATCTAAAGTGTTTGCTACAGAGTCATCGATAACTTCTTTGCCTTGTTGATTACTAAGATCACGAGCATGGCCTACGACTGTTCCTCCCTTTTCTTTATCCCAACAGGTGGTACATCCTTCAGGTTGGTCGCCGCGTAGGAATTGTAATCTTAGTTTTTTTGCTATTGCGCTATTATAGATTTGATCTATAGTTTGATTTTTGATATTGCCAATTACATCAGTGCTAGCACAACAGAATTTGACATCACCGTTTGAACCTGTCCAAACGGTGTTCCAAGGAGCACAACAAAATGATTTGCCATACTTTGCTTCTACATCTGTGTTCATACTGTGGGTACGTAAACACCTTCTGGCCTATAATCTGCCACAATTAAAATATCTTTGTTGTCAACACGACGCACTGTGATTTCTTCGCCGGACTCTTCGACCTTTACACCGCGTGTCCATCGTCCATGTGCTACACAAATCCAATCGCCGACTTTAACATCTTTTTGTTCTGGACCTACAGCCCATACACGACCCCATCTTGCTTTAATGCCTTCACTTTTTCCATCAAGACTTTGTATAATTATTCCTGTAGTGGTTCGTTCTTCACCGAACTCCATGTCTGTGATCAGGACGTTATCTCTAATAGGATGTAATTGTCCTTTTATAACGTTCATACGTTCTCCTTAACTTATTTTTTAGTTACAACTTCTGTAGCATCTGTGTGATATTCTGTCATAATATCTTCACGTTTTTTAACAATTTTGCCGCCTGGCCCAATTTCATCTCCTCTAGCATTTACTCTTGCATTACCTACTGCTAGGGTCATTTCGTTTTTAACACGTAGTTGATCTAAATCAATTTCACGTCCTTGCATAGTTCTGTAAGCACGTCTTTGTGAGTCTTTTGCTGCCATGATAAGTCTCCTATAATAATACTACTTATCTCATAAATTCTTTAAAATCTAAATTATACTGTAAGCTGTCTATTTTGTGTACGCCTAATAGATAAAGTACATAGCTTGAAACACTGCTACCTCGACCTACTCCCCAGACTATGTTATTACTACGCATGGTATCTACAAGATACTTTAACCATTTGAGTAGATCCAACATGTTTCTTTTTTTGTATTCTTCTAGTTCTAACAGCACACGCTCTTGTTCGAACAAATTCTTACATTTTTGCCAAAGATATTCTTCTATATCTAATTGTTTGTATTCATCAGGCATGTACCATTTTGATTGATTGATACTATCGAATTCTTCTATAGATAATTCTTGATTAATATTAGATATAAAATTTAATTGGCTATGATTGATGAATTCGTCTAAGTCGCCTACTTGAATAGCACTATCTAACAAAGAAAGATCTGTACCTGTATAAATTAATTCAAACAGGTCAGATTCTTCGAATATAGGATTACTGTATTTGTCAGACTTCATAAAGACATGTTACTTGACTTTTATTAATTTGTCAAGATCTTTGTCTCTATTTTGATATTGTTGTTGCCAAAGTTTAGCACGTCTCATTCTGATTTCTTCTTGATATAAATCTATGAACATGCTGATTTGTCGCTGTACTCCGGGATTCTGTGTTTGATAAAATTTTTTACTAAGTTCATGAAGTTTTTCTTCAATTTCAGAATCTTTGAGTTGACTAAAATCTTCTGCTAACGGATGCATTATGCGTATAATCCTAAATAGTTTAGATACACAATGTTTCTATTACTTAGTTTTGTAGCTTCGATTATGAAATCTGCATTAACATTTACACCTGTGACGAATGGACTAGGCAGAGCAGCAGATTTTCTAATTGAACCACCACCGCTTGTAGCAAATACTACATTCTTAGTTGTTCCATTACTGGTTAATATAAGTCTAATCCTGCGTTCAACTATCTCGTCGCCAGTAGGCCAATTGCCAAATGTAATTGTAATATCGCCACCAATTGTGGCTGTAAACACATCGGCATCTCTAGTATCTATATTGGTGGCTGTTGTGAGAGTACCTAAACTTGTTACAAAATGATTTAATCTTCTTTGAATACCATTTTCTAATTTTTTAATGCCACCAAAATCATTATCTTCATTAAGTTTAGCAGTATTATTTTGTAAATCTGTAATTTCTGTGTAAGCCTGTGCTAGACCTTCTTTTACGTAAAGAAAGTTATCTCTGAATCCCTGACTATTATTGTCTTGCCCGGCAACGGGAAAGTTTTCGTCGATTCCTGAATATGCTATAGAGCTGGTCATGATATTGTAGTCCTGTCATTTCTAAATACGATATATTTATCATTGCTATAACCCGTCACTTGATCTATGATATATCTATCAATTGTGTAGTCGATTTGTCTAAAATCAAAGTTACTGTATTTTATATTAAGCAATATGTCATCGGCCCTGCCGTTTTTACAAAAACAAAGTGGAATGGCTTTGACATACCCTAATTCTTGTACAGAACCTTGCTGTATGCTTCTCATCCAAAGAGGCAAGAAATTTCTATCTTTTATACCTAACGCTTTAATTCTATATCTCCAAAGCGCCAAACTACTAGGAAATCTAGCACCAGTAAATGGATCTCCAGCAAACATATCATTTCTGTCAGCAGTAGCATGAAAAGGAATAGGCGCACCCCAATCTGCTACGCTGGTATTAAATGGACCTGTTCTATATTGATTATTCTGATCTACTGTAACTGGTATCTGACTATAACTAGTAGATATTACATTAGGCAGATAGTTTTTGCCTTTTTCCAAAGGATCTAGCACTTCTAAATATACAACTTCATAAAGTGAATTAAATGTGGCTGGTTCATAAGCTACTGCCTTTTTTACATTGCCAAATTTAAATCTTTTAATTTTGTGATTGCGCCCTGCCATGCCAACTACCGCTGCGGCCGATTTAGTTTCTATACCAGCGTACACTAACATCTTTAATTCTGTTTGTAATCCAAAAGCAGGATCATCCGGACGATATATTGCTGTGACGTCGAATATTTCTGGGTCGTTTATAAAATCTTTAAACACTTGTCTTTGATTTAATTTTAAGAAAGGTTTTACAAATATATTACTAAATTTTCTATCATTAGGTGTGTCGATATCTAGAGTAAATGTTCTACTGATAGCACTGTAACCTAAGATATCTCTAGCTTCAACTGTAAAGGTGTAAGATTTATCTATAGTGGTACTATCGCCGTCTAGACTGGTAAATGTCTTAGTTGCTACCTGCGGCACATCGTCAAAGAATCTTGTAAGGCCATCTTTTCCAGGTTCCGGAAATTGATTTACTTTGCCTATAAGTTCTCCATTTAGATTTAATGTAATACCTGGCGGTAGTCTGCCCGAAGTAACTCTATATAACATCACAGTATCAGGCAGTGTAGATTCTGCCTGTAAGTATAACATACTGATATATTCAGCACTTAATGAACCTAAATTACTAGGAGTTACCCAACTTATAGTGCTATCAATTTCCCCAATAATATCTACGGTGAATGTTCTTATACTGCTTGCTGCTTCTGCTTTGTCTGTATATCTTGTAGCTTTTACGGAAAATTTATAGGTAAGAGTAATAGCAGGCTGATAGGGCAGTATGCCAAATACTTCTCCTGTACTTTGATCAAACTGCATACCGGGAGGCAATTTACTTAACGATCCAAAATATACTAACGTGTTGTCTGATAAGAATACAGGTAGCCCACCGTCACCTACTGTAAGAACCCATTGATTATTTACTGTGTCTTTTAATACACTGGTAATTGTTTTTATTTGTGTACTAGCACCCTTGACGTGATCAGAAAATTTTATTTTTTGTCCTGCTACTGGTGTACCTTGTACGTTTTTAAGTCTCAATAAATTTTTATTTTTTCTATTTACATCCGGGTCAATAACTTCTTGACCGTTAACTAGTTTTCTCATAGTTGTTAATCCTGACACATCAGGATTAATTGATTCTAAATTATAATCAATAGGACCAACTGCCAATGCTTCGTAGGTATCTAAAACAAATGTTTTATAATTATTGGCTCTTACTACTCCTAGGTAATTTGGAGTTACCCATACTGGTGCTCTTGCGTAGGTCACGTCAGCAGTAAATGTGCCGTTGCCTGCTCTAGTAGCATTATTATCGCCTCTAAAGAAATCGTCACCAACTACATAAATTCTAAATTTTCTCTGAGCATAATTTTCACCATCAGTGACTATAACAATAAATTCAAAATTTCTATTTAATTTTTTAGGAGCGTTTGATGGTATACTATAATCAAAACTAGTAACGTCGAAAATAAAACTATCGTATCCGTTACTTGGTCTAACACCATAGTCGTAAGCCACTCTATCATATCTTTGCTTATCAAAATTGCCGTTACCTTCAGTTAGCGGTGGAGCTAGAGTTGGTTGTACCCATCCTACTATTCTTCCTGCTTCGGTTAATATTAGTCCTGGTGGTAATTCGCCACCACCAGATGGTATAAAGAATTTTAATTGTTGTCCTGTACTAGTATCAAAATCTACCACTTCAAGTTGAAAATCTATGTAAGAACTGTCTAGTACATAATAAGCATCATTAGGACCCAAAGGTAAAGGTCCTGAGGCTGTCTGCCACACAGGTTCATCAGTGCCGTTTACTATGATTTTGAATGTTCTATCTGAAATGTTGCCGTTATAACTAGCACGTATAACAAATTTGAACTCTGTTGGTCTAGGAACTTCAAAAGCAGAACCTACAATTCTGTCATTTACGATTCTTAGTCCTGGTGGTAATTTTCCTGTGATTACTTCGAAGTTTAAATTAGTGCTATCTTCAAATGAATTTTGATAGGAAACAGGCAGTGCTAGATCCACTGCTGTGCGTTCTTCTATTGTGCCGAAACTAAAACCGGATTTTTGAGTCCAAATATTAAGCATTTTTATTCCTGCGATACTATATTTATAGTACCAGCAGTAGTAAAATTTACGGCATTCTGAATGTTACAGGCCCTTTAATCTGTATGCCCGATGCTCTATGAGTAATACCTAAAGTAGCATAAGGCCAAAACAAGTAGTTTTGATTTCCTCCCCATATGCTGGCTTGATTGGTATAATCGTTATCTAAACCAGTACTATAGATTCTGTCTTGGCCAGATATAGTTGTGCTGCTCAGCCAGGATTTAACCTGAGCTGGAGTAGCTGATGGATTTTGCTGTAGGTATAAAGAAATTACTCCAGCTACTTGCGGACTGGCCATACTGGTACCGCTGATGTTTACCTGTTTAAAAGCAGCATTTTCATTATAAGCTACACCGGTATATTGATTAGTTTGACTAGTGCTACTTACAATATAACTGCCCGGAGCACTGATAGTGACGCCTGGACCGTGATTACTAAATGTCGATTTAGTTTCTTGCGCATAAGCTGTGGTTTCTGCTATGCTGCCTACAACCACAGCATTATCACTATAAGGACTACAACCTCTATGATAATAGATATTACCAGATACAGAACTTGTCCAGTAGTTATTATAATCTAATCCGCCAGTCGCATCGATTTTTTCAAAATTATTTCCAGCCGCAATCACAACGATTACACCTGCTGCTAGCAGTTCGGCAATATCTGTATCTACACTGCCTACACGTATATTACCTCTTCTGGTTATACCTGATAATCTGCCTATCATTCCATAAGCATTTTGGATGGTACTTGCTGTCCAAGGTGTGCCTCTATAATTACCGCCAGTAATATTTGTATAAGCTACACTGTAACCCCAACTCATATTTACAATAGTTGGTCGCTTTACACCTAATACTGGATCAATAGGTTTAGCATTGTGCCACTGTTTGATAACATCAAAACAATCTGAAATCGCTATACCTGATCCTAGACCTGTGCCTGGATCAATGTCGCCTGGTCCTTCTAGACCTCTTACTTTTAAGCTGTAAATTCGTGAATTTTTGCCCCAGCCAAAAGTTTTGCCGGCTGCTATACCTGCTACATGTGTTCCATGTCCGTCAAAATCTCTATAATGATTAGCACTTTGTGTGCCAGGCAATCCACTTTCTGTATACCAATTTATTTGTTGAACGCGATTGCTACCCAGAGGATCATCAAATTCTGGATGTGTAACTTCTATACCACTATCTTGAATTACTATATCTACTCCACTACCGTCGTAAAAATAAGAATAATCACCAGGAGCAGATAACCCACCGCCATAAGGATCTGTATAACTTATGCATCTTCTTAAGCCCCAGTTTTTAAAATCGCCGGCGCTAGTATATGTTTTGTTAAAATTACCTGTTTGTACAGTTAGCAATCCAATTTCAATATCTGTTCTTTGATCTGGAGGAATCTCTACACTATATACACGACTGTCATTTTGTAGTATTGCTGCTTCTTGATCGGTAAGAGCATAATGACAGCTTCTAGTACTACCTGGTCTGTTGTTAACAATGTCTACAGCATGGTCAGGAATATAGGGGTGCTGATTGGTGGTAGACTCCATTTCATTCCAAAATTGGTCGTAGTCTACATCCGCTTTTAGAGATACAATATATTCTCTTCTTTCCATAATAATCCTAATTAAGGTTCTTGAGCGATAGCTCTCCACCCGCCGCCTAGATATACTACCATTTGTTCTTTACCAGCAGCACTTAATGGATCCCATCCTACACCATCTGCTACTGCTACCATACCTGACGCAGGACTAACCGGAGCTGCTGATAGTACAGGTAATTTAAATGTACCAGATATATTAAACCCAAACTCTTTGTTAGTTACTTTTATCTTGAAATCAGCTGTGGTAGAAATTTCCGCTGATCCTAAACCAGTACTTACAAACTCGTCAGCATAAACTTTATTATCTACTACTAAATCATTTTGTACTGTAACATCAGAGTTAAAAATTACTGCTGGTGTAAAATTAATAGCAGAGCTGTCATTGGTATCGATCGTGCTTACATTTAGTGTAGGAACATCTAGTATACCAGTTACATTTACATTTTCTAATAGATTAATTTCGCCGGTGCCATTTGTTCTTATATCTAAATTGGCATTAGAATTAATTGTTGAAATTAGATTACCTTCAATTCTAATTGTAGAACTAACTTCAACTCTAGCAGGAATGCTTACAGTTTGATATTGAGAGATTATAATCGCATCGGTAAGATTGTATCCTGCTCCTGGCTGTGCTGTAGAAAGTTTAAGAATACCAGCAGTGCCTGGACTACCATTTATACCAGGAGGAGTTTCAGCTGCTGTAGCAAAGATTACAGCTGACGGAGGTATAGGATATCCATTTACGTTTAAACCATTTACACCATCCACAGCAGTAAAGCTAATTAAACCAAGCATGTCATTGACTTGCACACTGGTTGTACTATTAAATGTTCCTCTTCCCCTTACAAAATTAAGAGAAGTTGTAATAGGATCATTATGTACTTGAACTAGTTCGGCTATGCTTAATTGCCCATTAGTCAAAGGTACAGCATTATCTAATAAACGAAATTTGGCACCAATTTCAAGAGGACCAAATGTATTGTTAAGATCTAAAGTACCGCCTAAGTTAACAAATGGATCTTCTCCGTTAGGAAAGAAGTTAATAGATCTGTTAGTAGTTTCTCGAATTATACCGCCTGAAGTATAAGCAGTAGCATTACTACTTTGTATGATAACTGTAGTGGTTGTGGATGCTGCTCCTTCACCAGCTGGTCTAGTTTCATATACGGCGTTCCAACTGCTGCCCAATCCTGTAACACCTGAAATTTTTAAGAATCTATTGTTGTAATAAGGTGGGTGAGGATGTGCCGGACTAAAAGTTACAGTAGCTCTGCCTGCTATAGGAGTATTAGGTTGAATATTTGTTATAGTAAATGGATCAGTAATCAGCACACTTGCTATGGTAGTAGCAGCAACTACGTTGGTTTCTAGTGCAGCATACTCTGGCATGAATCTTAAATCAGGACCAGATGTTGCCAGTGCGCTGGAATTTACAGCACTGTAGTATGGAATAGCAAATACCGCTGTACTATTAGGAGTAACTGGACTAGTGATGGTAATCCTAGCAGGAGCTCCGGTATCGTTGACTGCTATGCTAATGCCGTTATCTCCTAGAAGCTGCAATGTTTCGTCGTTGTTTATTCTAGTTTGTGTTGAATCAGAACCTGTAACAAACCAGCCTACATCTTGTAAGTTAGCATTTCCGCCACCACCGCCAGCAATGCCAGTACCATCAATGTTTACTATGGTAGTGCCGCCCGTGTCGTTTACATTAACACTGATGCCGCCTAACCCTAAAAACTGAATAGTTTCAGAATTGTTTATAGTTTTTAGTGTTGAATCTGATCCTGTTAGGTTAAAAGAAAAGCTGCCACTAGCCGATGGCGGTGTGGCTGGAAAACTTACTGTAGCAGTAATTTTACCTGATGCGTCGTCGTAGGAAAATGAAATGCCATTATGTGGATTAGCAATATTACTAGTAAATCTTATGGTGCCGTTGGTAAAAGCATCTGCGCTGCTCACACTGATTGTATTTGTAGCTGATACTATAGCAGTAATTGTACAAGTATTATCAAATCCAAAACTGCCAGGTCCACTGACCTTGGTTAATGTTTGACCAACTTGTAATCCTGTTAAAGAATCTAAATTAGTGATAGAAGCAGTATATGGCCCAGAACCTGCTGCGCTGGCAATTATACCAGTAAATGCGCCTGGTTTAGCAGATAGCAAGCTAGCTGTAATGTCCTGAAGGTATTCATCATTTAGATAACTTTCAGCATCAACAGCTATACCACCCTGGGTAACACCATCTCCTACCCATAGTTTTTTTGTATCGGTGGTCCAAATAGGTTCACCAATTGCTGGTGTGTACGCTGCTCTTTCCGCATTCGTTCCACGTCTTATTTTAAAAGCCATTACTTTCTCCTAAACCTTTACAGTCCACCTAAATCTATTGTCACCGGACTAGGCAACGATGTTGTGCCCATGTCTACGTCTATTGTCATTAAAAAATATTGGATTGGAGTAGCAGCAATACCACCTGGTTCGCTAAGTTCGCCTGCTCCAAGAGTTCCAAAATCCCAATCTACATCTGTGCCAGCTGAGGACCATAATAAATTACCGTTACCAGATGTTGTTAGTACTTGTCCTGTTGATCCGCCAAATATTTTGACTCTGCCTACAGGACCTAAATTGCTTTCGCCATTGACAGTTAAATTATTACCTACTAGTATATTTCCGCCTGACACGGTAATATTACCAGTGATGGATATATTGCCACTACCTTCTATTACTTTAGAATTTAAATTTAAATTCTGCGTTAATGTAGTAAACTGACTGCTGATTATTATTTCGTTAGCATTGGCAGTTAATGTTACATTAGATCCTGCTACTAAGCTTTTAAAAGCTAAGTTGTCGCCTAAGATCGCACTGCCTTGTTTACCAGCAAATAGACCTTGCCCTGCTCCTAAATTAATAGCATTACTTATACTTAGGTTATCAATTTCTGTAAAATTACTGTTTACTTTTTCAAATGCCACACGAAGATCGTCGCCGGTACCGTCGTTAGCATAAGTTCCTAAATTTACAATTTGAATAGCCATAGTTTGTAGTCTTTTTATTATTTATCTGGTTTTGATTTTTGCTAATCGCAGGCCTTGTAAAATACGTATATAAAACCATCCTATATCAAATTCCCACCATTTTTGACTTAATTTTGCTGAAACGCCGTCTGCGTGGTGATTATTATGTAGTTCCTCGCCACCAATGATTATTCCCCACGGAACTAAATTACGACTAGTATCTGCTGTATTTGTATTTCTATACCCTATATAGTGCGCTAAACCATTAATTACACCAGCTGCCCAAAATGGAATCCATAACATTTGTACACCCCAAACTACCGATCCCCAAGGGCCAAAAAGAACAAGATCTATGATCAACATTAAAAGAATCCCTAACCAAGGATGCGGGGTGTATATTGTACGTTCAATCCAGTCACTGGGTGTACCAATGCCTAGTCGCTGTATCATATCTTTATCTTGGGCAGCACGAGCATATAAAAATGCTCCTCCAAACAGTACTCGCCATACGCCTTCTAGTTTAGGGCTATGAGGATCACCTTCGACATCGCAGCTTTGATGATGTTTACGATGTATTGCTACCCATTGTTTGGTAACCATTCCAGTAGTTAGCCACAACCAGAAACGCATGGGATGACTGACGAAAGGATGAAATGTTACTGATCGATGTGCTTGACTACGATGTAGATAAAGTGTAACACACATAATTGTTATGTGTGTCATTAAAAGTGTTATTAAAATAAGTTCCAAAATTAATCCCAAGATCCGCCACTTTGTTGCCATGCGCCATCTGTAAAGATCAGTGTACAGAATCCACGGCTATCAAAATATGTAGCGTTGGCATCATTGAATGTTTTAAACGGTACTAATAGTCCGCTTGAACCTACAGTACCATCTATTCTAAAGTTGGCCACTACAACACCTATGCTTGAGGGATTTGCTCCGTCCTGCATAACTAGATGCATAATCTGACCATCAACGCCGTTTGCTAGGCTATAATCACCGTTTGTGAGTTTGTTAATTGATTTAGTTAGATCTAAATCAGTAAATGTTCCGCCACTGCCACCAGTTTTGGCCACAGTACTCTTAACTACAGCGCCTGGTAATGTTGTTGTACCATCTGTGCCAAATGTCCAAGTGTTACTGTTAGTTTCAATAGAAATAACACCGTTTGCTCCTAGTTTTAGATACTTCCAGTCATCGCCAAAGTATTGATCATAGACTGAGTTATCACCTGTGTCAAAGTGTAGATGTGTGGCGTTGTCGCCACCACGCACTCTAAAGTACATGTCAGCCGCAAGATTTGGACCAGGTGCTAGATATAGTCCATCACTGCCCCAATCTGTGCCTGTGCCTTTAAGTATGTTGCCTACAACTGTTAAATCACCAATAGGTGTGCTGAGCACGTACTTGGTTGGGATCAAGAAGTTTGTATTATCTGTGTCAGGACTTTGTGTGGCTGTGGTAATGTTGATAGCATTATCACTGTCAGTCTTACCAGCATCTGTAACTGTGAGATCTGATGCGGTGTTGTTTAGTAAGCCACTGAAACTGGCTCCTTTGAAGTCCCAATCGCCTGTGGTAAACAGTGAACCTGCGCTACTGACCTGTGCGATAAACGCTGTGAAATTGGGTGTTCCTGGATCGCCAATCTGACCACTAATGGATACATAACCATTCTTAACGGCAATATTACTACCGCCACCACCGCTAAACCAACTGCTGCCAAATGTCCAGGTTGTAGTATTGTCTAGTAGACGTTGCCATAGCACAGATCCTGATGTGCTGTATTTTGCTATAACAAAAGTAAAGTCACTGTTGGCATTGTTACCAGTTACACCTGATAGATACAAGCAGTCGTCTGGTCCCACTACCACACTGGTAGCAACATCTTGACAGTCGCCTACAACTCTGCGGCTCCACTGTTTAGCACCGTTACCATCCATCTTTAGCAGGCTCATTGCTAGATCCCAAGGATCTCCGCCAATATCAGTTCTCACGTAATTACCGCAGATGTAGATATTGCCGTCGCTGTCTATGTCAGCGTCTGCTCCTTTACAGTCAAACCCTGCGTCAAATTGTACGGCCTTTTGCCATTGTATAAATCCTGCGCTGTCGTACTTGACCACAAGCATTCTGTCGCTATTATCACCAGGCAACACAGTTCCCACCTTAACAGTCATATCGTCTGCTGGTGTAGTCCCGCCAAAGCCTGTTCCGTTAAATGTTCCAATTACCTCGTCAACAGTTCTATTGCCAGTTCCATCAACTATGTTAGTAAAGTTAGGAACGCCATCTGTGAATGTAACGGCAGCAGTAAGTAATCCAGCAGTTAAGCCTGTATTATTTGTCCAGTTAGCGTTGCTCACAGGATCTGAATATAGTGTAGCGGCTGCGTTTAGTACGCCTACATTGTCCATATAGCCAATAACTACGATTTCGCCTGCTGGTCCCACAGCCATACCGTAACTGTATTCACCGTTTTGTCCGTCTAGTTTTCTAGTCCAGATGATGTTGCCAGTGTCTTTGTCAACTTTAGTGGTAGTGATAAACGCCTGTCCGCCACTGTAAGCATGACCAACCATGACAGGATTACTGTCACTGGCTACATCTACAACTTGGCTATAACTTTCTTCGCCAAAGTCATAACTCTTCATCCATATAACATTGCCGTTGGCTGTGTTTAACTTCATCAGCGAACTGACTTGATAAGCCGCAGGGCTTCCTGTGCCGTCTAGTTCTCCTGCTACATAGATTGAAGTACTGTCTACTGCTAGACCCCAGCCGTCTGAATACTGTCCGGCAGCAAATCTCTGTTGCCATAACTTATTACCACTAGTATCAAACTTGGCCACACTGATGTATCTTTCAGTGTTGTTGGTATCATCGTGGCTGAATAGTGCTACCACATTGCCGTCTGGGTCATATTCCACGCTGGTCGCACTGATTACATTGTCGCCTGGTGTATCTGAAGCAAATGTTTCCACCCAGATATTAGTGTCTACAGCGGTTCCACTACCTAACACTGAACTGCCGTTTGAATCTAAAATATCGCCACCTGCAGGTAATGTTAGATTACCATCATCTCCAAACTGCCATTGATGAGCACCGTCGTTAGTATAGATGTTGGCAACACCTAGAGCTTCGACATTAAAGTTGGTCATACCACCAACTTCTAGATTATTTCCGTCTGCACGGATCTCACTATCATTAGGTAATGTTAAATTACCTGTATTATCAAATGTCCAAGACTTACCTCCTCGGTTAAATGTAACTGTTTGCGGCCCTCCACCGAATCCTGTGATTATATTTTGATCAACATGGATTTGCCATTGGCCGGCATCTTGTTGAATATCTGTAATAGTAGCAGTTACGGGAGTTCCCCAGGCTGTGGTTACGGTTTCACCTATCTGAACAGTATCACCTAAAGTAGGATATGTACTGGTAATAATAAATATTCGCCAAACGTTACCAGGTGGTACAAGTTCATCTACTGTTTGTACATTGACATTTTCTATTGGTATATTACCAAGGGCGGTGGTTCTAATAACAACATTATCATTAGTGTCACTGACACGAACAAATGTCTGTTCGCCACCAATGTACAAATCAGCAGTTGACTGATCCTGTGTACCACCAGCACGGATACGAATTCCGCCTGTAGGATCAATAATGAGATATTGATCGTTGCCAGTATAATCGCTTAGACTGGCATCTGGGATTAACTTGATAGTGTCGCGATTGTTGCCGTCACCTGAATCAGCATCCGACCCATACAAACGACCTGGAGCCAATACCATACTTTTGAGATGCGTTCTTGTACCATCAAACATCATTAAAGTCAGTTTGTCTGGATTGGGCTCAGTGTTTAAGTACACCGCGATTTCACCAAACGGGCGAATTTCGTTTGTGTCATTGCTGTCGGCACTGTTGCCGTCTATCTTGCTGGTTACAATTTTTCTAATAGTTGTCATTTGCGTTTGCCCTGATTAATCGTAAAATTCTGAACCGTAGAACACTTTGGCGGTCCAATGTACTTTCAGTGTTTTGCTTTCACCATCTATTCTACGATAACTTATAGTACCTTCATTTTGTACTAGCCATAGTTCATCGTTTTCGCCGTCAGTGGTGCCGCTCTGTACTTCCTGGTGACTGATGTGTTCTTCACCGCTGTCATCTACGATGTGTATGGTGCCAATAATAGTAGATTCGCCTGTATAGGCGTGATAGTCTATTACAGCACCGCGGAAGTTATTGCCACTGCCAGGTAAGTCTGCCTTGTCCCACCATACTACAGGTTCTGCACCTGTATTGTATCTAAAGTAGATTGTGTCGCCTTGATTATATGTTAGCGCAGTTGATACGCCATAACCTCTTTCGTCGCCACTAAAACTTGTACTACCGTTCCAGGTGTACCAAGTTGTATTGTCTAACGAGAATTGAAAATTGTAGGCATTGTTGTAGTTGGCTGGATTGTCTAATACCTCGTCTATTGTTGTAGAAGTGATGTCAACCCATATTGTACTGGTGCCTGATCCTAATCTCGATGCTACAGTAGTTAAACTATTAGTTGTACGAGAAGTAACTGAGACCTGATTGTAGCCTGTGACTTCTTCTATTCTACGATCGCCAACAGCAGTTGATTTTACACGACCTGTGCCTAAAGCAGATTTTAGTATGGTGCCATCTTGGAATTTAATACCTTCATTAAGCTTAGTTAAATCTATCTCTTTTCGTGTGTAACTAAACCCACCACCTTGATTGCCCTGTGTCCAACTTAAGAATTTAATAGCATAATACTTTTCTATGCTAGGCACATACATTACACATTCTGTGCCTACTATCTTATTTCCTAATCCACCATTACCAAACGCCGCATATAGATTAGTATATGTTCTTGTTTCAACATCGGACAGATCATTCCATCCATCAATATTCCATTCTGTACCTTGAGGACTGACATTTTCATTCCATCCTTCTTCAGTGAATGGATTATAGATGCCATTGTTCTCTCCTCGAGTTATACCAATCTGTATTGTAGAATCGTCTTCAATAACGTCTACGTTGTTAGCAGTGGCGTAGTCTTCTTTTCTAAAATAATTAGGATCAGTTACTTCTGTTCTGGTATAAGAGTAACCACCGTTGTTGCCACCCCAAGCAGTAAAATCAAACTTGTAATACTTGTCGTTGACGATATCGTGCATGACAAGTTCACTGGCTACTATGTTATTTCCTACCTGATTGTTTAAGGCCTGACGCCAGGTTACATATGATCTAGTGCCAATACCTGTTAAATCTCCCCATCCGTCACTGTTCCATTCTGTGCCTAAAGGACTGAGATAAGTGCTATTATCGTATTCTGGTTCTACTGCACTGTTATAGATTCCTTGAACGTTATCTCGTGTCAGCGTTAATCCTGGCCTGATTTCATCAAATATTTGTTCTGGTTGATAATCAATACTAACACTTCCGTAGGATCCTGTATTATTTTCTGGAACGCCTACAAATTCAGCATTAGCGACAGTTAATATTCCACCGTTGCCATCTACAGTGCCTATGGTAAATGTTATGCTACTAGAATCAGTTGGGCCACCGATCTGATAATTGTAGATTTTATAAGTCGTACCTGGTATATAACCAGAGCCAGCTTGGGATACTGTAATTCCGCCTAACACTGGTCCTTCTAAAATATCCACTTGAACTTGAGCATTAATGCCTGACAAAGGTACTGTGACAGTAACTGGTGTGCCTAATACTGCAGGCCGTGTGATAAAAGGTGTGTCAGTTAGTTCTAGGTATGGCTGTACTGGTCCTGCGGCACCACCTAATACTGAATCACCGTTTGAATCTAGGATATCTCCTTCGGCGGGCAATGTTAGATTTCCATCACTGTCAAAAACCCATTCTTTGTCAATTCCGCCCGCAGCGGTATTAACTGCGACTATACCCTGTGTGGCTGTGACTCGACCATAGTCGTTGCCTGCTAACTGCTCTTGAACACCTTCTAATACAGCACCGTTGTTGGCTCTAATTTGAAAGTATGAACTATTACTAGGACCCGATGGTTCAACATACTGTTTGACAAAAGCACCACTGTCGCTAACTTCCAAAGAAGATCCTGCTACGTCAGTGGCAGTAATCACACCGTCATTGGAAATCTCTGTAATTTTTTTAGTAATTACTATATTTGTTGGATCTATTTCTATCTGCGATTCCGTGATTGTAGTCTGAGACGCTTCACCCTCTGTTATAGTATCTTCACTTCTTTTAGTAAGCACTGTGGTATCGACATCTTGGATTATTTCAACCCCTTCTATCCCACCACCACCTAATAATCCTTCAGTATCAGTTAAGTCTGAAACGTCTGTTGGAACATTAGGAATGTCAGTATAAGTTAAAGTCTGACTAACTGGAACATTATTAATTTTTAATTCGTTGGTATTAGGATCTAAACTTAAAGGGGTACCACCTAAATATACAGTTGAATTACTTACATACAAACTTTTGAATGGTTTAGCAGGTGTACCTAATGTATGTTGGTTAGCCACATTAGGCACTATGTCACCGCCTACTTCTAGTTCACTGGTCATTACCACAGCTTGATCTATGATAATATTTGTACTATCTGTAGTAGTAATTGTATTATCAGTAAATTCAAAAGAACCAATATTAAGTCCTCCTGAGTCTAGTCCTAACGCTGTGTACAGTTCAGTAAAGTTTTCATTTACTTTATTAAATGCTGTGCGTAACGGATCGCCATTACCTTTATCAGCTGTACCTAAGTTAATTGTTTGTTTAGCCATTATACACGCCCCACAGCAACTTCGATAACACCAGCCTCTGATGTATCTTTATTTTGTAATGCTTTACCTATAATTGTGCCTACTTGAGGATTAATAGCTTTAGCAGCATGTCCTGCTATGCCTGCTGTAGTTAATAGGTCGCCTTTTCTTACCATACCAACAACTTTACATGGAACACGACCTTGTAGTGCTACACACGCTCTAGTTCCTTCTAGTTGTCCATTCATTTTGAATGCTGGATCTGTACTAACTACGCCTGCTACACGAGTATCACCAAACAGTGTAGTGGTTGTGACTTCAGCATCACCACCAAATACAAGAACTGTGCCTGGTTCATATTCTTTATCAGCACTATAGTATTCTGCTAAGTCAGCTGAGAATGTAGCTTCCAGTGTAGCACCAGAACCTAACGCCCACTGACCTAACACAGTCACAGGAGTAGAACTCGAACTTGATCCCGTACCACTTAATATTGCCACTCCGCCTAATGTTCTTACTTCTACTGTGGTTCCAGTATAGGTTAATACATCGTTACCATTTAGTTCATATCCTTGAGCATCTACAAATCCATTTATACCAGCTCCTGACTTTCGTTGAACCAATGTGCTAGCACCACTGCTAGTGCTGATTTGCGTAGCTGTAAATGTACTAGCACCTTCTGTAGCTGCTTTGGTAAAGGTATAACTGTAGCTTACACCGTTAGTAGTTCCACTGTTAAACTGATTCCAAGCACCTTTAGCAATAACTGATTGAGCTGTTAGTTCTTGAGGATATGTAGCACTGCCTGTAAAGTTGCCTAATACACTGCCATTGCCTATGTCTGCTATTTCTGTTACTGCTACACCTCCAGCCTTAATACCAATCCAACCGTCGTTACTTACAGTAAAATTAGCTTCGTCAAATACTGGCACACCTCTTTGTAGTGTAGTAGTACCACCCGAAGTATAAGTGCTGGTTATAGCACAGGTTATAACAGTCTGTCCAGTGGTAGAAGTGATTACTACATAATCTCCATTATATGCTACTGGTGTAACACCTCTAATAGCTATGGTCTGACCAGGAGTATATGGAGTGCTAGCCAGTGTACTATAAGTTACTGTTGCTTGACCTGCCAGCGGAGTATTTGGAGTAATGCCTGTAATTGGTACAGGAGTAGCACCAAATATGCCACCTACTTGTGCGTTAGCAATAGATAATTTTTGTTGTTGTATTGCCGCGGTTTTAGCTATCTTACTATCAACAATAGCACTAGGAGTGACTGTTGCTGCTACTGTGTTTGCTGTACTATCAAATTGCAGTTGTAAATCTCCTGTTACATGAGCATTTACAAAACAATCACCAGTACTATCACCAGTACCAATGTACATTATAATATCGCCAGCATCTGGATTATCTATTTCTACATCCAGTAATTTAGTAAAACTATCAATACTAGCGATTTGATTATCAACATAATTAGCTGTGGCAGCATCTGTAGGCGCGACAGGATCTGCTAGATTACGTACTAGATAACCACCAATGTTCATGTTGGCTTTCATGGCCAATGCGCCATTTAGAGGCATATATCCAGGACCAATTAAGTTAGGTACTGGCAATGTATTACCAGCATGATCTAATCCTAAACGTTTATCAATGTATCCTCGCACAGCAGATTGTACTGGTACGGTATCAGCAGCATTGTTGGTCATTGTGGCATCAGTTGAGAATTCACTAACTGTAACGCCTCGTTTAAATCCAATACCGTCTAAGTTACTTAGAGCAATACTAGCAGCAAAAGTAACTGTGCCTGTACCTTGGTCTACTGTAAAATACGGACCACATCTAAATATACCATCTTGGTCAGTGGTTACATAGAACACGCGACCTTTTAGCTCTTCAACTACTTCAGCTTCTTGATTTGGCTCGATAGTTGGATTACCAAAGATTGCTGTTGGATAGTTTGTGGTGTTAAATCCACCAGTACCAATGTCTAAGAAGTCATGACCTGTAGCACGACAAGTACTAATTTTTACAGTAACGTTTCCTGAACTGTTAACCGGTAATCCTGCTCTCAGTGTAGTGCTTTGTGTAGTTGGAAACTTTTTATTAATACCTGTAGTGATTGTGTCTATACTATTTTTATCTTGGAATTCGGCAATGGTAATATATGGAGGTAATCCACCAGCAGCTTCTACATATCCAGTAATTCTATGCATTTTTCCGTTATAAGGAAAATTCAAAGTTTGACTGTTTAATAGATCTCTCTTTTGCGCATTTTCTATGCCACTGAAATCATAGATTGCTATCTTGGTATCACCTACTTGACTGCCCATGGTCTTATTGGCATCGTCAGGATCCACTGTGGTTATCTCTGTAGGATCTACAACAGGACGTATATAGGCAAAACTTACATCACTAGTTAACACAGCCTGATTGGCTGGCATAGCTGCGCCGTTTGGTAGAGCAGCATTATATGCAATAATTCTATATACTGTAGGCAGAGTAGAATCAAATTCAAGTGCTGTACTTGGTCTAGTTGGGTTTACGTTAGCAATGTCAGTAAATCTAAAGTTTTGTAAACAGCGTATGCTAATGTTCATTCCATCGTGCAGTTGTGTTACTAAACCACTAGCTTCTCTATTATCATTAGCACTGGTGCTTAGTCCACATAATAAGACTTCCTGTCCGCCGAATATAGTAGCTTGCTGTTGTACAGTGCCATCTCCAGTACCAGTGGTTACACTGGTAAAAATGTCACCTACGTTATAACTAACCCCAGTGGTGCCAGCTATTGTATTCCAGTTTGTTGTAGTACCTACAGTAATAATTTTATATACTTTGTCTGCTGTAATCAAAGTGGCAGCTATGGTAGCAGAAGCAGTAAAAGTTCCATAGCTGGTACTTATTACCGGAGTCACCAAGGTGCTATCTTGATACAGTTGTAGTGTAGTAGCACCATTAACCTTAGCGTAATATAATCCAGTAAGCTGTGTCATACCTGCTACATTTTCTACTTTTACTAGATCACCATTACTATAATGATGCGCAGCGTTTAGTGTAATTTGGCATGGACTGGCCTTAGTAGCTGCTGTAATAGCATAGAAGAATTTTTCATATACTACACCTCCACTGGTATAAGCAGTATAGGCAGTAGAGTCTACAGGAGTGCTAAGAGCACTGTCGGAATATAGTGTAAAGTTATATCCTGTTTCATTGGCTGTTCCGGTTCCTGAACCTACAGCAGTACAATAAAAGCCTTGACCTACATTATTATTTGGCGCACCCGCACTAGTCCATGTTGTAGATCCAGCTGTAGCAATTGTATAAAACTTACCAATTTTTAAATGAGTAGCAGGAATAATACGTGCGCTGTGTCTAGCATAGTATCTACCAGCATTGACTTCAGTCATTCCAGTTACACCTGCTATTCTAAGTCTTTCACCATTTTTAAACACAGCCGCTGCTTCAATCAATCCACCGCTGATATATGTACTGTAAGTGCTGCTATCTATGGTTGGTATAAGTGTGTCGTCTGAGTATAATTGAATAGTATTAAGACCAGAACTTTTAGCATAGTAGGTACCATTGTTAAGTTGAACCATACCTACAATGCCTGTAATTGTAATTACAGTTCCATCAGTAATTCCGTGACTGGCAGCAAACGTTACACTGCCATTAGTAAAGGCATCTACACTGCTTACTGCCACAGTTCCAGCAGCATGATCCACACTGACCACTGTACAAATTGTATCTGTGCCAAAGCTACCAGCACCAGCAGTTTGTGTAAGTGTCTGCCCTACAACCAATCCAACAGTAGTGCTAATGCTGCTTAATGTAGCAGTATAAGGACCAGAACCAGCAGCACTGCCAATAGTAGCAGTAAAGGTGTTTGGTGTAATGGTAACTTGTGCCGGATCTGATTTAGCAATACTAGCAATGTTTAAAGGCAAATTATTATTGATAGTCACTACAGCAGCAGCACCTTGACTAATATTAGTTACAGAATATTGGTGAATGCTTGAATTAATTCCTGTACCTGTAACACTACGTAATTCATATCGACCATTAGTTCCATTTTTATGATCTATTTCTAATTCACTAACTGCCTGCGGTATATAATCATAATTGGTGATATAAAGATCGGTATCTGTTTTAAGATTGTCTGCACTAAAGTCGTCATATCTAAACACATTAGCAGTCTGACTCATGTCTTCGAACAAAGTCACAGTATCAGGTAATTCTGTAGGATCCGCGCCTACGGCCTTAAGGCCAAAATTACCGTTAGCATTAGAACCTGCTACACTACGTATCTGTCCGCCATAGCTGGCTAGATAAGCAGTATGACAGTAATAGGTAAAGGTACTTACCTGCTCGGTTAATCCTGTGTTATGTGCTACAATACCATAACCTAGGTCGTTAACCTGCGTAAAGTCATTGGCCAACATACTACGATTGCCCGGAGTTTCTAAAGTAATTTTAATTAAAGCACCGGCCCATGGAGTAGTAGGATTTAAGTTAACTACTGCTATACCTGTAATAGGATTCCAACTTGCTACATAATCTACCTGATATCTAAAACCATTATAGTAGAATGCTGTTGGTGCTACTGGTTCTCTATATGTGAGACCTGACAAGGTTAGTGTTAGACCACCGCCAGCAATATTAGTAATTTCTGCTCTTAAACGTCCACTAAAGCCATCAATAAACATACCACCAGCAAAGGTTTGCGCATTTATACTCTTACTAAAGCAAGCACAGCTTTGTACGTATGGACTCTTAGAACCAACCTTGCCTCCTGGATCTAATACGCACATAAATCCGCCGTGTCCTTGTCCTGTAATATTATGAACTTTGATAGCATCATTAAACATTAACATATCAAGTTCAGTATTATTTTTAGGAGGATTATAAGCAGCATTGAACGCAAATAGCACACTGCTCATTAAATTTGTAATTACAGCGTTAACTCCACTTTCTGCTACAATTGAAACATCTTTCACTTGCGTAACTACAATTTGTCTTACTATACCAGGGGTTTGATTTGCCGCCATGTTCTGACAAAGTGTGGCAATATAATTTAAACCTGATTGGTATGCTGCCTGTGTTACAGTAGAAGGAGAATTCCAGAATCTATAAGCTCTGTCCAGTACACCGGCTCTGCCGCCGCTGCGTAAATCAGATGCAATGGCATCTACGATAAATCCTGTATCGCGTTTTAGTATAACGCTGTCAAATGGAACAACTCCTGGTTGCGCTAAAGTGTGTAACAATACTTCTTCTTTGATAAACTCTTTGTTTATCTCAATTAGTTTAGCCGCATTGTCAAAATTTCCTGCGTTAGTATAACTTGGTCCAATATTAATTGTACGCTGACTGTCTTTTAGATAGTGATAACCATATTTTGGATTTTCATATGATGCCGGTAAAGCACTAAGTCCAGTAGGAATGACATCAATATAGATATCTAACAAGGTTGCTACTTTGGTAATAGCAGAAGCTTCGCCATTACTAGGTCTAGTAGCCTGAGCTACTGTTGCTTGTAATGTAGGATAAACAGTATTAGTCAAGATATAATTTTGAATTATAACTTGTAATTGTTGTAGTGCTGCTACTGTTTGTCCTTCTTGTCCTAGGATTTTACTTACAGCTCCGTTATAATAAAGAGCTGCTCTATCATAACTATTAGAGTTACCACCAAATTTTATGTCTAATGCTAACCCTTCTACTACTAAGCCAGTATCTCTGCCGCATTTGGCAGCATTGTAGGTAAAGCCATACCAAAAGTTTCTTGCTATAGTAGCACCCGCTCCAAATACTCCAGGGTTTCCATTGTATCGTAAAGTAAGGGTTGTGGTTGTACTGGCCACACAGTTAGCGGTAGCATTATATAATGGATTGGCATTTCCACTAACAGTAAAAGATTGTTGTAGTGTAGGTGCTAATACCACTGGACTGATATTAAAGGTCACATCAAAGGAACCTGAACCTGCTCCTACTGTACCAACATGACCTGTGATAGTAAGTTCACCTTGATCTATTTGTTCTTCGATCCATGCTACTAGTTCTTTTTTACAGTATTCGTTATTAGCCTCTAACAAATCTACAGCATTAGGAAAGTAAGTAGTGGTTAAATCCAGACCATCAAATGTAGTATCTCTATAAAAATATTGTGTAACCCATGGACTTTGACTAGATCTGTCTTTTGGTCTCAAAATAGTTCTACGGAACTCGTCGCCTTTAATACTAATATTAGCAGGAACTCTAATAGGATAGTCTTCGTAGTAGATGCCGCTTTCTACTCTAATGGTAATTTGTACGTCTTTGTTTGCTTCGGCAAATTCTATTTCTTCTGTGGTAATAAAATTATATGGTGTTAATAAATTAACAGCAATTGTATCGTTAGTAGCACCAGGTGTATATGTTATAATACGCCCTGTGGCTCCGCTAAGAATACCTCTTATTAATTTTCCTGGAATGATATCAACGTTACTAGGTATGCCTTGATCAACATATCCATTGCCGCCGTTGTTTACAGTTACATTGACTACTCCAGTACCAAAAGATCTAATAGGAGCAGCTATCCAGTCTATACCATTAGTAATAAATCCTACTACAATATCAAATCTATTAGCTACTTCGGTGCGCATAGTCGAATTGGTAGATGCGCTGATACTGCTTTGTCTAGTATAAACACTCTGTCTAATTACTGGAGGATTTATTTCTTGTAAAGCATAATCTGCTAGAGATTTAGCGTAGTTAATACCATCAATAGTTTCTACACCTTGTGTGGTTGCTGCTATTCTTGCACTAGCATTTCTAAAATAACTCTTACCAGCAGCAATACTTTGAGCATTACCGCCAACTAACACATCAATAATAATAGCATCAATTATTAAACCAACATCTCTACCACATAGCTCTCGGTCGTAAAATAAATCAGGATAGGTAGCATCTATATAAGCTACCGTTTCTGCTTTGATCCATTCTCTATTAAGATTTAATAATGTTTGTACCGCTGTATAGCCTGAACCGCCGCTGAACCCTACAGTTTGAACTGTGCTATTGGTCGTAGTAGCGCCAATAGTAAATGCTATTCTTTGACGATAGGGTCCTGGTTCTTCTGCTGCTGAATCAATAATCTGTACTGCCTTAGCACAAGCTCCTCCTACTGTAGCATAAGCATAGGCAAATGCTCTACCTTCTTTACCTGGCGGAGTTCCTACTTGAGCGTCATCGCCCGACACACTGACAAACAAATTAATTTGACTGGCAAAGGCACTGCTATCTACATAAAGTTTTGTAGCAGCTTGTAGGTCATCGTCACCATTTGGTGTTCCTTGTCCTGCTAATGCGCCAGGATGATCATATAATGTAAGCGCACCGGTCATAATATCGCCGCTGCGACGTACTGTGCTTACTCTAGGTAGTGCTTCATTCAGTGCAAAATTGCCTGGAAGGTTAACATCATAGAACGCATCAACTAAAGTTTGTACACCAGTGCCTGAACCCACTGCCACAGCAACTTTACCTGTACCAGCTTTAGCATCTAATTCTGAATTATGTAGACTAAAATGATTTTCATCTACAATTTTTAGATAGTAGGTAGTAACTTCATTTAGCGGTGTAGCATTAGTACCTGTACTATTATACTTTACAGCATATCCATCATAGGCAGTGTCAAGACCATGAGCATTTACTCTTGCTAGATTGCCTCCAGCAGAAGTATTTTCCCATACTGAAATAGTAAATGTATATTCAGCAGGAGTAGCAGGTTCTAATCTTACACGTACAGAGCCGCCGCCGCTGGCCCCACCGCTTTGTCTAATGTATCGTTGATCAGCATATCTTTTGTTGATAACAAGATCGTCTTCGGTAATTGCCTGACTGCCGGCAAGTCCGTGAATAGCGTTGAATAAATCAATAGATTGTGAGTCAGTTGGTTCAGCTATCTTAGCAATAACAAAGTCATTGGCATTTAGTGGACCACCTAGCTTTGGACTAATATCTGATTGTACACTGGTGCTGGTGCTAGAAATAATTACCGCTGATGAATTCTGTGTGATTTCAATACCGTCGCCTGGTGTCAAATTCTTAGCAAGAATATTGTCGCCAAAATCGTTGGCTACAAAGATTTGATTAGGAGCATATTGATCAGGCCAGTCATCTAAATCCGTAGTTCTAATTTGGCCACCTTCGCCAAAAACAGCATAGAGATCTCTAAAATTTTCATTAATTTTTCTAAAGCTTTCTCTAATACTATCGCCGGTACCGTCGTTACCAACTGTACCAATGTCAATAACTTGTCTTGCCATGTTTAAACCTCGTCGAAATCGTAATGACTGCCAGCACTAAAACTAGATCCACACCCGCAAGTTGTTTCAGCATTCGGATTCTTTATAGTAAATTGACTGCCAGATATATCATCCACATAATTTATTTCTGCGCCTTGTAAATATTGCGCACTCATACTGTCTACTAGCACTGCGATACCGTGAGCTTCTATACAAAAATCATCGTCATTTTGTAATTCATCTAATGTAAATCCATATTGGAATCCGCTACAACCTCCACCTTGTACAAATATTCTAAGTTTAAGATTGGGATTGGCTTCTTCTTCGATAACTTCACGAATTTTGTCTGCCGCGTTGGTAGTAATGTCTAGCATAAGTTCCTCTTTGATTGTGTATTTATTAGATAATTTTGTAACCTTAATGTAAATACAAATATGTTTATCACATCACAAGTAGAACAAGTTGAATATACTAGAACTAGTAAATTAGGTATTGAACACAAATACACTAGAAATAGAACTTGGAACATATTTCATTGTGATAGTTGTGGCAGTGAGTTTAAAAGGTTACAAGGATCTATGGATCCAAAACGCCTAAACAATAATTACTTTCATTGCTGTAATCTTTGTAACAGCAAAAAGTTTGCTCAAAGAAAGGGCGTAGAGCGTAAGAAAATTTGGGATATGCCAGCTAGCAGCACACTGCCAATAAATCGTTTTTGATTATTAAACACCCACTAAATACAGCACAAGGAGAATTGTATGGAAATTATCATCGCTATTGTACTATTAGCAGCTATGGTTTATGTAGGATATCGCGTTCTAAACAAAGAAGACGAGGACGGAACTCATCCATTGGATGGTCCTACAAAAGCACCTTATAAAGTTGAACCTCCAACAACAACTAAACCAGACGGTATTGGACACGAAAGCATTCCAGTAATGCCTACATTAACCAATGTGTTAGATGTTAATAAAGATGGAAAAGTAGATTTAGAAGATGCTAAAGCAGCAGCTAAAAAGACTAAGAAAATAGTCAAAGAAGTAACAGATGAAGTAGTGGAAAAAATTAAAAAGCCTAGAGGACGCAAACCAAAGGCAGAATAAAAAAGGGCTCTTAGGAGCCCTTTTTGTTAATCAATATTACCTTTTAATGTTTCCATTAACCACTCATCGCGAGTGATCCAATGTATTTCTTCAGTGCGTGTGTCGCCTGATCCATTAAATGCTATGCCTTCATAGGCAAAAGTCATCCAAATCCATTTGCTACTTAGATAGCTAATCTTAGGTAACCAAGCAAAATTTTCACACCAAAATGCTCGTTGTAGGAACGTCAACTGCGGAGGGGATTGATCTCCCATTTTCTAAACTCCTTTCATATAAGGCAAATGATGCTAAGTTTTTCGCTTTTGATTCGCACATGAGATCTGCCCATTGATTATGTTCTAAAGCCCAATCGTTCACAGCATTGTTCCAATAGAAGTCACTGTGCGCTCGTATTTTTTGTTTATGAAAACCTGCCTCTAGCAGTATTTTATGATCAGGTAATGTGTTTACACAATGCCCAATAAGTATATCCTCGCGGCTAACACTATAATGACAAACAGGACGAACCCCGCGCCAGCTGTCAATAACACGTTGAACCCTATGGTCATTAGGCAGTATATACTCTCCTTCACGGACCCAGTGGTGATGTATATCCAGTACAATAGGCACAAGGTCGCTAATAAGTAAGCAGTCGTCAAGTCCATAACTTATTTCTTCATTCTCTATAGTCAGTGTGTTACGTGCTTCTGGGCTAAGCCTTTGATAGGCAGCACGAATGCCATCAGGACCTTGTCTACCAGCTATGTGTACATTAATCTTAAAATCTTGAAATGTACGACCATAATCCATCCAACGAGCCATATCTACGTGGTATTCAAACTCGTCAATGCTGCGGGTGACAATATCTGGATCATTGCTTGCCAGTACGCAAAATTGGCCTGGATGAAAAGATAAACGCACGTTACGGCTACGAGCCAGCTCACCCACCTTGCTAAACTGTTGTTCACAGTAAGTCCTAACGTCAGGCTTACACCAAAAATAACTCCAATTCCGCTCAGTGTATACTGGTAAAATGTCAGAACTGATACGAACCATTCTAAGTCGTTCATTTAAATTCCCCACTCGTTCAACGAGTAATCTAGTTGCTTCAATATTTTGGACCATTAAGTCCCATAGTTTTTGTTCTGCCACTTCGCGAGTTTGGCGATTTAGCCATGCTACTGTAGTAGTGCCTGTATTATATTTTTTACAGTCATCTTTTGGCTTAATAGATTCGACTTGATGAGGATAGTCGATCCATTTACATGCGAAACCTATACGTTTTGTCATACCGTAATTGTATAACATTTACTGCCAGTTGTCAACAATAATCGGATCTTGTACTTCGTCAGGTTTTGGATCACCATGAAAAACTAAAATTTTGGTTCTAGGATCTACTTTAGGATTAGCTACTTCTTTGAATTGACGCTTTAGACCAACTTTGATAACATCATTTCTGTTACGTATTTCCCACTTATAACTTTGTATCCATTCGTCTGGCCAAAACTGATAGTTGCTTCTAATCTGACTATAAATCCAATCTTGATCACCATGCATCTTTCTAGTAACAGTAATGTCGCTGACAAGATTATCCCAAACAAATTGAAAATTACCTTTTTCAAATTTAAAGATGCTGCTGTTAAATTTCTTCCATTCTTTGATACTACTGCGATTAAAATCTCTAATTATACAAAATCTTCCTGGATTATATGTCCATAAACTATCTATGTTGCTTACAATCACAATATCAAGATCTAAAAAGATAATTGTACCTTCTAAAGGTAATTCAGCACTAAACACCCAAGGCTTGTACCACCAGCCTTGTAGTCCTGCCTGTTTTGGTATAGGAATAATTTTAATATCAGGATTTATATGACTAGCATCTTCTGTGATACAAGCAAAACCAAAAGGCACAGTACAGTGCCTTCTAACCATATTATACAATTTGTTTACATAACTGCTACTATATTTGTTGCCGTGTTTCAGACATACAAACCATTTATCCATTTACAGCCTCGTATATGCGTTTCACACCAAGTAAAAGATCTTCTAATTGTGCTAAGGGAATCATGTTAGGACCATCACTAGGAGCATAATCTGGATTTTCGTGTGTTTCTATAAACAAAGCATGTACACATCCGGTAGCTACTGCCGCCCGTGTGAGGTAAGGGACCATTGATCTATCTCCACCAGAGCTTGTTCCCAATCCTCCAGGCTGTTGCACACTGTGAGTACAATCAAACACCACGGGATAACCAGAACGTTCCATAATAGGTAGACTACGCATGTCAACCACAAGATTATTGTATCCATGTGTTACTCCTCTTTCACATAACATAATACGTGTATTGCCTGTGCTGGCAATTTTTTCAGCAGCCTTGGCAGCATCTGTAGGTGCCATAAATTGGCCTTTCTTAACATTCACTGCTAGCCCAGTATGGCCAGCGGCTAATAACAGATCAGTTTGTCTAGAAAGAAAAGCAGGTATTTGTAATACATCTATATCTGCTTGTTTACATAGACTGGCTTGCTCAGGATGATGTATGTCTGTAAGTGTTGGCACGCCTAATGCTTGCTTTACACCATACAGCACATCGAGACCTTCTTTAATACCTGGGCCGCGCATGGTTTGTATACTTGTTCTATTGGCCTTATCAAAACTGCTTTTATAGATAAAGTTCATGCCTAACTGGTCAGTAATACCTCTTACAGTCTCAGCTATCATTATAGCATGGGACAGTGTTTCTATTTGACAAGGTCCAGCTATAATAGTCAGTGGCTGCGCTTTACCTATCTCGAAGTTTTTGATTTTTATCATGCGAACAAGTCCTCATTCCATTCTCTATGACCTTCCCTAAAGGCCATATTGCTTTGGGTTTCTCTGACTTCAACTCTGTAGCACCAAAGACGTTCTGCTTCACTTGGTCCCCACATGTCAGGAATGTACACACCATTTACAAACTTGTACAGTTGATCAGCTAGCCCTTCGCAGCCTAATCGAGGTAACACAACAATCTTAGCCATTTTCTTTTCCTGTAGTAATTTGAATGTTTCAAGTTCAGGATCGTCTTGTGCTACAATTAGTGTATGATCAAATTGATCTTCGAGAATCTTTTTAAGTTCTTTCAATCCACCATAGTCAGCAGCCCAATTACGCACATCTAAATCGTCAGTGCCAAAATAGAACTTCATACTAAAACTGTAACCATGTATTAGATTACAATGACTATCGGCTCGCCACTGTCTGTAGGCGCATGGAAATGCGTCATGATATTCTTTGGTGCTGGTGTATTTGTAAGTTCTATTACGAGCAAATGATGCTCGAATAGTTTCAAGATGAGCCGATGCTTCTTCTGGGCTCATTGTGCCTAGATCAATGTAATGTGTTGTTCGATTTTGTTGCGACATGCTTATTCTCCTATGTTAAATTTTAGCATAGGCCTGCAGAATTTGTAA